TTCCGGCGAGGTTCGCCGCGGGGGCGCTCTTCACCCTGAGCCGGTTGATGTCGGTGACGAACCATCGGAGGGGGTGCGCGTTCTCGACGAGCCGGGTCGTGTCGTCCGCCACGTACGCCCGGAGGAGGGCTTCCCGTTCCTCCTCGGGGGTTCCCTTCAGGGCGGCGTTGACCGCCTTGCAGTCCTGGGCCGTGAGGACGGGTTCCCTCCGGTACCGCTCCCGCCACGCGTCCACGTAGGCGCCGATGGCCCCGGTCGACGGGTTGGCCCTCTTCGAGCGCGCGCCCGCGTCAGCGGGAACGGGCCCCCGCTCTCTAAGATCCGATACGATGGGATTGGATACGATTACCGGAAGACGTCGCGCGGACGTCCGTTGGACATCCGTTGGACAGGCGTCACCGGTCACACCTGAGACGGGGTCCGCATCCGCGGCGTGTCCCGTGCCCGGTGTGGCCTGACGCCCGGCCTCGTCGATCGCACCGATGAGGGGGGCGGGGGGTATCGGTGGCGGTGGCTCCTCGGGCGGGCTCTTCTTCGCCTCCTCGGCGGCCCGCTTGATGCGCTCGGCCTCTCGCTCGTCGCGCTTCCGCTTCGCGTCGGCCTCGCGCTTGGTGAGGAGCTTCCGCATGTATTCCCCGAACTCGTGAACGATGAAGAGCCCGCCGTCCCGCACGAGGAAGCCGTCCTGGCTCTTCTTCCCGCAGTGAAGAAGGGCGTCAACAAACAGGGAGGGGTCGCCCTGCCAATCGGCCGCGCTCGCGATCTCGACGTCGTCAACGTCACCGAGGTCGCCGTCTGTGGCGTAGGTCGCGGCCCAGTACCAGATTCCGTGGATGTGCCCGACCGCTGCGGGCCTCGAGATCCCGAGGAGACGCGCGAGCCGGAGCGTCTTCGGGTGGTTCCAGAGGTCGACGTGGGAGTGAACGTAGAGGGCGCGGGAGCGGCTCAAGCGGAAGCCCCCGCGAGCTCACGCTCGAGCTGTACCGCCTCGGCCTCGAACGCCTCGGCGAGGGCGGCGTAGTGCTCGGCCAGGCCGCCCGACGTGGAGCCGAGGGAGCGCGCCTTGGTGGCAGCGTCTCGAAGCGTGGCGGGGCTGAGGGTGCCCTCGCGCCGGAGCTTCTCGCGATGATTGGCCGCGGAGCTCGCGGCCGTCGTTGGGTTGACGATCATGCGGCGCCTGCCATCTCGGCCTGGGCCGGGAGGTTCGCGAGCACGAGCGCTTCGGCCACCTCCGGGCAAACGCTGTTCCCGATGAGCCGGACCTTCGCGCTCTTCGTCTTAGCCTCGGTGAGGTCGTAGGTCTCGGCGAAGCGGCCGAACTGCGCGCGGAGGAGCTCGTGCGGCTCGAGCATCCGCATGCCGATGTCGACGATCTGGTATTCCGTGCCCTCCACGGTGACGAGGCCGAGCCGGTGCTTCGCCGTGATGGTGCGGGCCGGGCCGAAGAGGGTCTGCCCGCTCGTGGCGTCCTCGCCGTAGTAGGCCGTGAGGAACGCGCGCACCTCGGCAACGTGGATGCCGCCCGCGCTCGTGGTCGGGAGGGGCTCGGTCACGGGGAGGCTCGCGGGCTGACTCTCGTGGGTGCCGCGGAACTTCGCGAGGGCCACGGCGGCGAGCGCATGACGGTCCTTCGCCATGACGGTCGAGAGGGGAGACTCGGCCGACGCATCACCCCGGCCGTGACGCTGCCCAGGCTCGACGAGGGCGGCCGTGACGAGGGCGTGATGGTCCGTCGCGGTGATCGTGCTCGCGGGCTCGGTGAGCTCCTGCCCGACGACGCCCCCGTAGTGTTTCGCGAGGAACGCCTCGACGAGCGCGTGCTTCTGCCCGCCCGCGACGACGGTTCCGAGCGGCTCGAAGAGGTCGAGGCTCCGTGCGGCCTGTCCCTCTCGCTCGCCGTAGCCTGTCTGCATAAGGGTCGGGGCGACGAGGGCGTGCCCTCGCTGCGTCGCGGTGACGGTTGAGAGGGGCGCGGCCGCGTCCTCGCCTCGTGCCTCGGCCTTGCCGTGGTTGACCTTGACGAGGCTCGGCGCGACGAGGCCGAGTGGGTTCCCCGTCGCGGGCCGGGCGGGGCGTTCCTTTCCGCCGGCCGTGACCGTGGGCATCGGCTCGTCGACGGCGCTCCCCGTCGAGTCGTGCCGGAACTTCACGACGGAAGGAACGACGAGCCCGAAGCGGTTCTCCGTCGTCTGCGTGGGGAGAGCGTCCTCGAGGTCTTCGACGCGCCCGAGCTCGCCCTCGCGGCGCTGGCCCTGGTAGCGGACGATGAAGGGGCGGGGGTTCTCGAGCACGAACCGGCGGATGCCCTGCGCGATCCTCCAGAGCGTCTTCTCCGCGAGAGGCCTCGAGCGCTCGAAGATGCTAGGGCACGGCAGCGACCAATCGATGCACTCCGAGGCCGCCCGGATCGGGAGGAGCCCCGGGCCGTGCGTCGCCTTCGGCCAGGTGATCGGGAGCCCGTCGCGCCGCGCCACGAGGAAGAGCCGCCGGCGCCGGGTTGGAGCACCGTAGAGCGAGGCGTCGAGGATCCGGTGATCGACCACGTACCCGAGGCGCTCGAGAGCGCGCTTCCAACGCGCGAACGTCTCGCCCATCCGGGCCTTGTCGGGGCGCCCGTCCTTCGAGAGCGGTCCCCAGCCCCGGAACTCCTGAACGTTCTCGAGGCAGATCACGCGGGGCGCAACGGCGCGAGCCCACTTCACCACGGTCCACGCGAGGGTTCGGATCTTCTGCGAGCGCGGGACGTTGCCCTTCGCGATCGAGAAGTGCGTGCAATCGGGCGATGCCCAGAGGAGATCGACGGGGCGCCCGCCCGTGGCCTTCACCGGGTCCACCTCGTAGATGTCGGCCGTCAGGTGGACGGTCCGGGGATGGTTCGCCGCGTGCACCGCGAGGGCCGTGGCGGAATGGTTGACGGCCAGGTCGACGGGCCGGCCGAGCGCGGCCTCGATCCCGACGCTGGCCCCGCCCCCTCCGGCGAAGAGGTCGACGACGAGCCCGGTCAAGCCCCGCCTCCTGGCAGTTCGCGCGAGAGTTCGTTTCCGGTTCTGGACACCGGTTTCGACCCGCAACGGGCCCCGGCGCCTGACGTAACCGCTTGATTCTTCGTCGTCAGATCGTGGCGGGAAGGCTCGAACCGCTTCCTAAACCGTTTGTCGGGAGTTCGAGTCTCCCCGGGCCCACCAACACCGAGGCCGCTGCGGGTGCGGGCTGCGCTCGTCATCATGCTCCGTCCTCTCCCGCGACGCGCGCGGGGGTGTTCGCGAAATAGTTCGTTTGGTTTCCGTCGAGGGTCCGGATTGCCCTCACGAGGGCGGCCTCGTCGGCCCTCGCGTAGCGCTGCGTCATCACGATCGAGGAGTGCCCGAGGAGGCGCCGGATCACCTCGAGCGAGACGTCGCGCGAAGCGAGCCGACACGCGAAGGTGTGCCGGAGGTCGTGCACCCGGACGCGGCGGGTGATGCCGGCCAGCTCGAGCGCTAGGGTGAAGTAGCGGTGCAGCATCGTCGTGCCGCAGTCCTGCCCCTCAGGGGTGACGAGGACGCGCGAGCCGGGGCGTTGGTTCCCCCGAGCGGCGAACGTCTCTAGCGCCCCTTGCGCGGCCGCGGAGAGGGGCACGAGGACGCGCTGCCCGGTCTTCGCCGTGCGGTAGCGGACGACGCCGGCCGGGAGGTCCACGCGGGCCCAGGTGAGCGACAGGAGGTCACCGAGCCGCATGCCCGTCTCGACGGCCAGGACGAACACGGGGCGCCACGAGCTGAAGCGCTCGAAATGCCAGCGCGTTGCATCGCCCTCGGGGTCGCGCGAGCCTCCGAAGACGCGGGGCTCGGAGTAGAGCTTCGAGGCGCGAGGGGCGAGGGTCCTTCGCACCTTCGCCGCCCGGGCCTTGAAGGCCTCGAAGTCGGTGAACGCCGCAAGGAAGGCCTGCAGCTCGACGTCGGAGAGCTCGCCCTCGAGGAGCTCCGGCTTCTGCATCGGCAGCCCCTTGCCGGCGAGCGGGTACGTTTCGATGAGGCGCCGGTCCGTCGCGTCCTTGAGGATCCGCCGGAGGATCGCGAGCACGTGATTGACCGTCGTCGGCGAGTAGGCGGCGCCCCGCTCCTTCCCCTCCGGCGTCTTGCTCTTGCCGGTGACCATGCGCCCGACGAGATCCCGCACCGTCGCGTGATTGATGTCGGCGAGGAGCATCGGCCCGAGCTCGGGCATCAGCACGGAGCGGATGTGGGTCTCGTACCCTCGGCGGGTTCGCGCGGAAACGCCGAGCGTGGCCGTCGCCCAGGTCTCGGCCATGTACCGCGCGAACGTCCAGGGGCGGGGTTCGAGCGTCGCGAGCACCTCGCGGCGGAACTCTCCCCAGAGGCGCAGCGCCTCGGCGCGGTTGGCTGCCGCGACGATCTTCCGGCGGCGCTTCCTCGAGCCGCTGCCGGGGAGGATCACCTCGAACGTCGCGCGCTTCTTCTCCGCGTCGTACCGCAGCCCGGGTGTCACGGAACGCTTCGTCACGGAGCTGCCTCCTGCGTCTTGCGTTCCTCGGCCTTGCGCCACCGAGCGGCCCGGGCTCTCGCCATGTCGCGCACCGGGGCGGGCAAGCTGCGGCGCTCGGCCTCGAAGGCCTCCACCTCGGCGAGCGGGTAGACGCACGTGGTCGCCGAGACGAAGAACCAACCCTTCGGGCCGTAGCCTTCCCGGCGCCAGCGGGCGAGGGCCGAACTCTTCAGCCCGAGGCGCTGTGCCAAGTGCGGGGCGGTGATGTAGACGGGCTGCTGGCTCATCGCGCGGCCTTCCCTTCCCGTCGCTCCCGCGCGCGGCGCTGCTGGCGGGTCTCGGGTCCCTGGATCACCGTGATGGACTCGACGAGCGTCGGGGCCTCGTCCTCCCTGCGGCCCTTGCCCTTCGGGAGGTTCGCGGCGAGGAGCGCCATCGCGAGGAGGGCGGGGAGGCGGTTCACGCCTCACCCCGCGGAATTGTCGTGTCGCAGTCGTCGGGGTGACGCAGGACGAACCCACGAGCCATGAACTCCCGGAACGTCAGGTCGGGGTGGGAGTCCTTCGCGCGGAGGAAGTCGCCGTAACGCATCCGCGCCTTGCTCGCGCGTGCCGTCCTGCGGGTCGTGTCCTTTGCCTCTGCCTTAGCCGCAGCCTCGGCACGTTCAAACTTGCGAACGATCCGCCTCACGAGCCACTCGAAGAGGCGCCTCTCCCTGGGCGGGCCGTTCCTTGTGCTTCCCATGCGCTCCCCCCACGAATGGAAGCGGCACTCGTGACCCTCGTATCCGGTCTCCGGGTCGTATGACTCGCAGTCGCAATCCTTCGTCAGTTCGTTGATGACTTGCCGCGCGGCGCGCATCGCAGCCGTGCGCCTGCGGATGGAGCGGCGCCCGTTGTAGACGTAGACCACGGCCGGGGCGGAGGTGATCGTGGGGGTGCGCATCTACCTGCCCTCCCCGAGCGCTTCGAGCGCGGCGGCGGCGTCACCCAGGGCGCGGCGCGTCGGCTCGCTGTACGCCTTAAGCTGCGGGGCTCCCCGCATGAGGTCGAACACGATCTCGCGCTGCTCAGCGTCCAGCGCGCGCCACGCCTCGATGCGGGGGTCGGTCTGGGACGCGCTGCCAACGTTCTTCCCCGCGGCCTGTCCCCAGCGCGCGAGTACGCGGTTTGTCGCAGCGATGGACTCGTGCGGGCTCCGCGGGCCGGCGGCCTCGTATTCGATCTGCGTCTCGTGGCAGAACTTCGAGGCGATCTCGTAGCGCAGCTCGGGGCTTTCCAGCTCGGCCCTCGCCGCGTCCCGCTCGTCCGCCATGGCGTTGTAGGCCTTGACGATGCGCTCGTCGCGGACCCACGGCAGCGCGTTGCTACCGAAGACGAGGTCGGCGAACGCCTCCCGCGAGAGCGCGCTCACCTCGGCCTCCCGGCGGGGCCGAACTCGGCCAGGTCGTGAAGCCGCTGAATCTCGATCTGCGTAAACGCGCAGTAGAGGAGGAGTGCCCCGACAAACCACCGACACATCGCAAGCTGGATCAGCCCAGCGACGGTGAACATGCAGGCGTTGGCGAATCTCATGGCCGAACCCCCTTCGCCGCCAGGGCGAGGCGGGCGCGGTCCGTCACACAGCCTCCGCGAAGAGGGGCGCCTGCTCGATCGAGAGCTGCGGCGAGGGCGCACACAGCCCGGCCGACGCGACCGTTTCGGCCAGGCACCACACCCGCACCTCCACGTGCGCGGGCTCGCCGTAGAGCTTCTGGATCCGTTCCGTGACGATGCGCGCGTCGTCGGTCCAAAGCACGCCGGTGAGGGCGTCCTCGATGCCGCGCGCGAGCTTGAGCACGTCGGGCCTCGTGGCCGGGAAGGCCGGAGCGCTCGGGAGGAGGCCGCGCTTTCCGCTGTGACCGGCCGGGCGCGTGACGAAGATGACGATCTCGACGCCGAGCGGCCCATCGAGGAGCGGGCCGGAATACTGCTCGCGGGCGGCCGAACGCAGCTCGCCCTTCCACGCGCCCGCTTTCGGGTTGGCGTCTATCGCAACGCTTCGGCCCGTGAAGGTGCGGTTGCCCTGAGCGTGCGAGCCGCGGTAGATCGGCATGGCGCGCTTGGAGCCGGCCGGCTGCGCGATGCCGAGGACGGAGATGTTGATGACGGGGTCGCTCACGCTGCCTCCGCTGTGGGCTGGACGGGCCGGAGGAACCCGGCGTGGATCGCGTCGAGGCAGCTCTTGCAGACGGCGACGTTCAGGCGAGGGACCGGGAACCGCGCGACCGGCACCTTCGTCCAGCCCGCGCGAAGGTACGCCGGTTCACATACATCGCACGGGTGCTGCCCCGTCGTGCGCTCGAAGATGTCGGCGTCGGGCCGCACCGGCATCGGCTTGCGCACGTTGCGGATCTCGTGAGGGAAGCGGATCTTCTTCACGCCGCCACGCTCCTCTTCTCGGCGCGCATCTCACGCGCCAGTTCGATCGCCAGGCGGATCGCGCCCCGCTCCCGCTCGCTCGGGGTGCGGCCCAGCGCGGCCCTGCCCTCGGTGATGACGACGTCGGGCCCGGCCTTGCCGATTTCCTCGCGCGCGACCCTGGCGCAAGAGGCGGCCCCTTCGGTGTCGCCGTCGCGGAGAAGGTTCGCGGCCGAGCGGATGTGGAGGCCGATCGCGAGGGGCGTCACGGCCTCGGCTCCGCTCCGCCGAAGTGGTGCGCGTCGGCCTCGCGCTCGTTGCTCTCGTAGCGGTACGCGTCGAACTCCGTGTTCACCCGCTTGAGTGTCTTTTCGGCGGCCCGCTTGGCGCGGTTCGCCCAGACGAGCGAACCCTTCGCCGTGGCCAGGTCGACGCGGAGCGCGTCGATCCGGTCGAGGAGGGCGCCGAACGCGGCCTTGATCTTCCGCTCCGCCTTCTTCTTCCGGGCCTTGCCCTGCACGGCACGGCCCTTCGTGTTTGCATCCTCGTCGTGCACGCCGCTGGCGTACTGCGCGAGTGCCCTCTCGAGCTGCTTCTTCGTCATCGTTGGCTCCTTCTGACACCTCGAGCCCCGTAGCTCACGGGGCGAGAGGGGCGGGTGGCCAGGCCGCATTCAGGCCGCTGCCGGGTGGGGTTGCCCGGCAGATTCGTTGCGCTACGCCGCGAGCTTCTTCACCTTGAACGGCGCTTCGTGCTCGAGGGCCGGGAGGTCGCAGGCCTTCACGGACCGGACCCAGGATTTCGGGTAGGTCTTTCCGTTCAGCTCCTGCCACTGGAAGCCGCGCGCCTTCGCCAGCTCCTTCTCCTCGAACGAGACGAGCGCCTGGACGACGGTCTCGGGGCTCTTCGCCCGGAACTCCACGACATCGATCGGGTAGAACGAGAGGAGGCGGCCGGTCGAGAGCGCGTCACAGAGCGCGCGGTGCGGGAAGGGGTTGACGAACCCGTGCTCGGCGCACGCGGCGATGAGCTTCCGTTCGCGCTTCTCCGGCGGATACGGCAGGTCCGTCATGGTGTCGATCCACGGCCGGCCGACGAAGGCCGGATCCGCTGCCTCGAGGAAGAGCCGGTCGAAGCCCCTCGCGTTGTGACCGACGAGGTAATCGGCGCGTAGCGCCTCGGGAAGAACGAGGTCGATCGCCTCCTCGAGCGTCACGCCGAACTCGAGGACGTCACCGTGACGGATGCCGGTGAGGTCGGTGATCGCCTGCGGGACCGGGCCCTTCGTCGGCTTCACGAGCGTCCCGCCCGTGCGGAGCGCGGTCGCACGCTCGGTGTCCCACACGGCCCAGCCGATCTCGATGATCTCGGCCGTCTTCGGGTCGAGCCCCGTCGTCTCGAGGTCCAGGAGGAGCACCCTCACGCGACGGCCTCGGCGACCTTCCCCCGCTTCGCTGCGGGCTTGGCCGGGGCGGGCTTCTCGGCCACGCCGAACGCCCAGCAGTTACAGCCGGGCGCGCGGCACGGACCGCCGGCGTGGGTGGCGAGCGTGTGACCGCAGTCGACGAGCGGACACGGATCGTTCGCGCGAGGCTTCGCGGAGGTGGCGGCCGGCTGCTCGGCGGCAAGGGGCATCGTGCCCTCGCCGATCGGCTGCTCTTCGCTCTTCACCGGAACGGGGCGGGGGCCCGCGGGCGTCTTCTTCGCCTCGCCCGGGCTCTTCTTCATCCCGGGTTCGGTGAACGTCGCCAGCTCCGCTCGGAGCCGCTCGAGCCGGTCGTGCGCGCGGGTGAGCGTCTTCGCTTCGTCGAGTTTCACAGTTCCTCCCCTTCCGCTTCCTCGCCGAAGCCGGACAACTCGACGTCCTGCTCGACGTCGAACTCGCCCAGTCCCGACACGTAGCCGGGCCACTCGCCGCTGTCCTCGCAGACGCGGAGCCGCTCGAACCAAAGCGCGTTGCTCTTGCGGCCGAAGTCGAGCGCGTTCGCCTTCACCCGCATGGGCGTGACGACGTACGGCGGCTTGCTCTCGACCTGCACGATGTAGGCGTGATGGATCCCGACCTTGAGCGCGGCCTCGGCGCCCTCGATGTACCAGGCGAGCTGGCCGGGATAGCCGAGCTTCAGAGCGGTGCGCTTGAACGCGTCGGGCTGGCCGTCCGCGGTGACCTTGAGCTCGGTGATGTGGTTGAGCCCGGGCTTCAGCACGCCCAGCCCGAGCACGTCGAGGCGGGCGGTGCAGGCCCGGCCGGCCCGCTTCCACGAGAGCTGCCGCTCGTGCTCGCCCTGGAGCTTCTCGGCGGCCTCGTCGTTCCGCTTGATGGACTCGGCCATATGGAGCGCGACGGAGACTTCCTTCTCTGTCGCGATCTCCTCGCCGGCGTGCTCGTCGCGAAACGTGTCCCAGGCCTTGCCGCGGCGCTCGCCCGGGTAGATCGCCCAGGCCTCGAGCCCGCCGAGCATCATTGCGTGCACGAGCCGGCCCTGAGCCATCGCGCGCGAGTCGCCCATGTCGTGCGTGACGGCGTAGAGGTAGTGGGCGGGCGAGCGGCCCATGTTCTTGAGCCGCGAGTAGCGGACCGGAATGGACTTCGGATCGAACGGCGGCGGTGGGGCGGCCGCGGCCGGATCGGTGAAGAGGTCGAGCGTGGCGGCGGTGGACATCAGCCCTCCATCCCGGGCTCGCGCGACTCGGCCAGCTCACGGGCCTTGATTGCCGCGATCTCTTCTGGGCTCGGGAGGCCGGCCGGGTCGGGCGGCGAGTCGGCACCGCGCGGCTGCGACGGACGGACGCGGATGCACTCCATTTCCTGCGAGCCGAACGTTGTCGTCGTCGGGTAGAGCGTGATGCGGCGGTTGACCCACTTCGAGACGTCGCTGCCGTACATCGCGGCGATCGTCTTGGCGTTCGTCTTATTGCAGAGGAGGCCCTTCGCCTTGCCCTTGAACATGACGATCGGCTTGCGGGCCTCCTTGCCCGTCTGGTTCTTGACCTTGCCGCCTTTGACTTCGCTGATCGTGACAGTGACGTCCTTGCCCATCAGATCCCAGGCGCCGAGATAGTCACTGTCGAACATGGTGCGGTAATCCACAGTCGTCCCTTTCAGCCGCGGCTTTGCCCGGCGGTCACGGGTTTCTTGAAGCGCTTCGCGTCGGGGCACGTCGCGAAATGCGAGACGTGGCCGAGCGGCGCGGACTTGTCGGTGTAGGCGATGCCCCGCTCGTCGACCTGCCACTGCCCGCCCGGGGTAGCGGTGGCGTCGAGGGGCATGGAGTTGCCGGCGAAGCTCTTGGCCCAGAGGATCGGGGCCTGGCAGCTCTTGCAGGAAGAGAGGTCGCGGCCGCTCACGCTTCGCTCCAATGGCTGCGCTCTTCGGCCTCGGGGTCGACCGGGAGGGGCATGGGCTTCGGCGCGGGCTTGCGACGGAAGCGGCGGGTGATGCGCTCGAGGACCCAGCCCCCGCCGAAGATCGCGGCGATGAGGACGAGCGAGACGGCGAGCGCGAAGAGCTGGTCGACGAAGGGGTCGCAGGGGTGGTTCATCACGCTGCAACTCCCAGCGCTTCGAGGAAGAGGCCGACCCACTCGTCGCGCTCGTCGACGTCCATTCGCTTGTAGGCGTGGCAGTCGCACGAGCACAGGACGAACCCGTGGCTGTGGCCGGGGCCGCCGTGAACGCACGTGCAGACTTCCGGCCGCATGGCCTCCTCGTCGCAGTCGCCGCAAGCGTTGCCGCAAGCTGCCTCCACGGCGGTTTCGAGGTAGAGCCTCTCGACGAGCTGCTCTACGCGAACGCGGGTAGCGACGGGGCTCACGCTGCGAGCTCCCGATGCCGCGACGAAAGCTCGAGGTCGAGCGCCCGCTGATGGAGCGAGTAGCGTTCCGCACCGCACGCGCGAACGGCCTCGGCGTACGTGAAGTAGCCGGCCGAGTAGGTCGAGCGGCGACGGTCCCACCGCTCGGGCTCGAAGAACCACAGCCCGCCGTCGACGTGGAAGCCGCCGGGCTTGTGCTGGTAGATCGTCCAGCCGGGGACGGGCGAGGCGAAGAGGTTAGAAGGGAACATCGTCGTCTCCCTTCGCGGGTGCGGGCGTGGCGGGCGTCGCCTCCGGACCGGCGGTTAGGTCGGGGCCGGCGGGTGGATCGCCCATCTGGGCGGCGGTCGGCCAATCGATCAGCTCCAGGCCGAAGTAGGACGGGGCGGCCTTGGCGATGACGAGCGCCTGAGCCCCCCAGCGCGTCGGGTGTCGCGGCGACTCGCACTCGACGGGAATGGCGCGGCCGAGCGCGGCGAGCACGCGGCCGATGTCCTTCGCGTCGGTGATGACGAAGCCCGAGTCGTCGTACGAGACGCGGATGCGGAGCGCCCTCACGCAGCCCTCCCGCCCGGTGCCGGGCTCGGGTCCTGCGGCGGGTTGTCGAGCGGACGGACGCGCGGGCGCGAGGCGTGACGCTCGGAGAGGATCGAGACCTGGCCGCGGGCGAACTCCAGGGCGCGGCGCTCCTTCACGGTCAGGCGGGGCTCGATGCGGCGCCGGAAGAGGCGGCTCACGAGCGCTCCTTCCTGGCCGCGTCGAGCAGCTCGCTGACCCGCGTGTCCGAGTCCTTCACGGCGATCACGGCGAGGATCCATTTCGCCTGGCGCACTTCTTCGACGAGGGTCTCGAGCCGGGCGTCGATGGTGTTGCGGAGCGTCGTCTCGATGCGGTCGACGTCGGACTCGATGTTGCCGAGAGCGGCGCAGTTGATCCCGTCGCAGCTCACGCGCTCACCTCGGAGCCGTTCGCGTCGAAGCCGTTCGGCTGCGGGCGGTAGGGGCCGCGGAGCGCATCGATGGCAGCGCGCTCCCGCTCACCGACGCGTTTGGCCGCGGCGTCCCTCGCGGCCCGCAGCTCGGCGTTCTCGCGCCGGAGCTGCACTAGCACTTGAGCCATCTCGGCGGGGAACGTCGGCGAGCGCTTCCACACGAGAAGCGTCCTCACCTCTGCGAGGATCTCCGGATCGTTGGCCGGGATCGCGAGCTTGACGTGCTCGGCCGGCGGCGGTACGTTGTCGGTCGTCATCGGTTTCTCCTGGGCCGTCCCGCTGCACACGGGGCGGCTCTCTTCGTTTCTGGAGGGGAAACGCGGCGACGGTTCTCCGGCCGTCGCCGCCTGAATCTCGAAACGTCTGCTCTCCGTCACTTCATCGGCAGCACCTCCTCGGCTCGGGTTCATCGGGCTTCCCTGTGCACGGCGGCGGCGAGCGCATCGAGAGCGGCCCGGGCCTCCGCGATCTGAGTGAAAAGCTCGGCGCGTGACGCACCCTCCGGAAGGGCGCGGGCGACGTCACCAACCTCGGCGATCACGTCGACGAGGCGCGCGAGCGGCGAGCCCTGGGCAGCGTCGGGCGCCACGCTCGTGACGGCCAGGGCGAGCGGCTCGAGAAGGTGCGCGGCGATGACGACGCGGCTGCCGAGATCTTCGAGTGCGAGCGTCTCGAGGAACGTCTTGAGCTTGATGTCGGTAACGTTCTCGAGTTGGTCGTACACCGAGCCGGCCGACGTGTTGCAGCGCGCCGCGATGAGCGCGCCAGAGCTCTTCGGGGGCCGGAGCATCCGCCGCGCGCTGTCGACGTGCGCTGACGCTGCGCCCCCGTTTGGGTTGGCGACCACGAGACGCGGGCCCCTACCCTTTTCGGAATGCATCAAGCCGCGACTCCGAGGGGCCGGGGCCCACCAACCTCAGCCGCGGCGGGCTGCCCGGCGTTCGTCCAGAGGCGGTGCCCCTCCGCGGTGCGGATCACGACGAAGAGAACGCCGGGCTTCGCCTCGGTGACTTCGATGACGTCGCCGGCCAGGGCGCCGAGGAGGAGGCACGCTCCGACTTCCTCGGCGCTCGCCTCGGTGCGCACGTGCGTCGCGTAGGTGTGGAGGGAAATGCTGCTCGGGCTCACCGTGCCGAAGCGGGAGAGGCGCGCGTCGAGGTAGGCGCGGAGCTCGAGGCGCGAGAGGTTCTCGGGCTTGATGTCGCGATCGCCGTTCACGCCGCCACCGCCAGGACCGAGCCCGCGAACGTCCTCGGGTCGGGGCACTCGGCGAGCCGGGCCAGGATCGTCCCGTCCGCTTTGCGCGTCTCGTATCCCCACGTGCGGGTGCGCCAGAGGGCGACGCCGGTCGAGAGGTCGACGGCGAGGCACGCGCCCGACACGGGGCCGAAGAACGCGACGCCGTTGACGACGATCGAGGAGTGGCACTCGGAGGGAGAGAGGGGTTCACGCCGCATGACGGGCCTCCTCGTTGATCTCGGAGCCGGGAAAGCCGAGGGCGCTGCGCTCGCGCACGGAGCGGATCTCCCCAGGCTCGTAGCCGAGGAAGGCGAGCTGATCGTTCGTGAGGTTCTCGACGGGCTGCCGCTCGTAGTGGCGTTCGGCGCACGAGTCGCAGACGTGACCCTCGCCCTCGACGTGGTGCTCGGTCTGGGCGCGGTCGTGCTCGCAGCGGACGCAGAGCACGTAGCCGTCCTCGCAGAGCCCGCAGGCCCTGGAGTGGCGGCCGCGCCCAACGAACCCCTCACCGTCGCAGGCGGTGCAGACGAGGCTGCTCATGCGGCCTCCGAGAAAAGCTCTTCGACGGTCAACCCGCGCTTCCGGGGGCACCGCTCGCGCAGCTTCTCGACGATCTGGGTCGCGAGGCTGAGAGAGAGCGTCCGCTTCCCGGAGAGGACGCGAGAGAGCTTGGACTCGGAGATCCCGACCAGATCGGCCAGCTCGGTCTGGGTCAGGCCGGCCTCGGAGAGGGAGGCCCGGAACCGCTCGTTCGCTATAGTTGCCATGTCGGCAACAAAGATAGGCCTAGGTTGCCGACATGTCAATCTCTTTTTTGCCGCAATGGCAACGGGAGCGCTAGTCTTTTGTTTGCAATGACTTCGCCCGCTTCGCCGTCTCCGTGGCTCGAGATCGCGGCCGAGATCCGGGGCCGGGCTGCGAGGGGGGATCAAAAGATCGTAGCGTCTCGCCTCGGGCTTGAGCGCCCCGTGCTGAGTCGGTACCTCGCCGGCCAGCGCATTCCGAACCCCGACGTTGCGGTGAAGATCGCGAAGGCGTTCGGCCTCAGCGAGTCCGAGACGGCGGCGAAGCTGACCGGTCTAGAGACGGTCGGGCGCGTGCAGTCTGTGACCGCTGCGACCCCCGCCATGGCGCTCGTGATGAACGGCGTCGGCGCGCCGCTCGTTCTCGAAGAGGTCGCGGCCGGCGTGGGCTCCCTGCCCTTCGTGCCGGAAGAGAAGACCTACTTCTTCCACGAGTCGTACATGGCCCGACACGGGTGGCACGAAGAAGATCGGGACCGGTTCTGCTGCATAAGACTCGGGCGCAGAGCGCACTCGATGCAGCCCACGATCCAGCCGAACGCTGTTCTCCTTATCGACAGGCGATACCCCGAAGAGAAGCTCCGCGCGCTCAAGCGGGGAATCTGCCTGGTCGACATCCCTGACGAGGGCGTAGCCGTGAAGAGAGTTACCTGGGGCGATCACGTGCTAGTTATCGAGAGCGACAATCCGGAACCGGAGTTTCACGCTCGCGTGATCGACATGAGAGACCGGGAGATTCGCGACGTCATCAGGGGCAAGGTGCTTTGGTGGAGCGTCGAGGCCAGTTCAAGGGAGTAGGCGTTTCGGCGCTTCGAACGCACACGAGGAGGTGAGAGTGAAACTATCCAACCTGACGTTTGCCGTCTTGCTGGTCGCGTCGCCGGTCTTCGCGAAAAAGGAACCGAAGCCGCCCGCGGTAGCGAGCGAATACGACAAGTTCACGGATCGCGGAACGCTCTCGGTGACCGCGCCGGTCATATCCCCGCCTGCGTCTGGCTTCTCTCGGGCACTCGGCGTAGCGCCCACGGGGGAGGTCACGATGAGCGTTGCGCTCGTGTTCACCGGCCAACCCGGGAAATCTCCGGCCGTCGCCGCTTTCGCAGTCTTGAGCGCGATCACGGTCAACCGGCTCGGATACATCGACGATCACCGATTTGGATGCATCGTTGACGGCGTGCGGCACAACTTCGACGGAACGCACCGATACAGACGTATCGGCTCGGGACCGCAGTTCGTCGAGACCGCAGACTTCGACGTGCCCTTTGCTCTTGTCCGCAGCCTCGGATCTGCCAAGGCAGCAGAGTGCCGCTTCGGGTCGAGTGAATTCGTTCTCGCTCCCGAGGTCTTGAGTGCCTTCAAGGAGCTCGCGAAGAATCTCCCGGCGGTCCCGGCCCTGGATCCGAACCCAGGATCAACCCCGGCACCGACGCCGGCGAGGCCCGCCGAGTCCCCGTGAGCGCTCGCAAACCGAAGCGAAAGCGCGCCGGGCCCGCACCGCTCGAGGCCAGGATGACGAGACGGAGCGGAGGTTCCCGCACCTCACGGCGCCGGCGCTGCGGGCCGGGCTGGGCACCAGGATGAACCTGGACGCCGACGAGTTCGCGTTGAAGTGCTTCCTGGGGCTGGGGAGGCGGAGCGAGCCGGGCGAGCCTCCGGAGCGTAGGATTCGCGAGGGAGACCAGCCATGACGGATAGCACCACCAAGACATTCGGTTACATCATCGCCTTCCTCTTCCCGGGTCTCATGCTCATGGGAGCCTTCTCGATGGTTGATCCGCGCATCGCGGCGATGACGCACGAGGCAGGCGCTGCCAAGGAAATGACGGTCGGAAGCTTCCTGTACCTGTCGACTGCAGCCCTCGGGTTAGGCGTCTTTGTGGCCGGGGTGAGGCAGATCGCTTGGGACGACCTGATCCTCTGCTACCTCGTGAGGAAGGACGTCGGACCCCGGCCGGTTTGGAACGAGAAGGATCTAAGGGACCCGGGTGTCTTGGCTGCCATCGAGTCAAGCACAGAGAACTTCTATCGCTTCTACCAGTTCTACTCGAACACATCGGTGGCGCTCCTCATCGCTGCTTTGATCGTCACGTACTGGGGCTCGGGTATCCCCATCGGTGTCATGGCGGCTGGGCTCATGGCCGAAATCGTTCTCTTCCGAAATGCGATTCACTCGATCACGAGACACCGCCAACGCCAAAGCAATCTCTATCTCGAGTTGAGAAAGGCAGCATGAGCAACGGACACGAGCAAAAGGTTCCCCTGACGAGGCAGGATCCAAACCCACGACCACCGCGGCCGCCTCAGCCTCAGCCTCCGCCTCCGCCTCCACCGCCCCCGAAGAAGTAACGTGCCCCGCCGCCGCGAACCCCCGGTCGGCATCCTCTCGGACCTGGTCCGCCACGAACGCAAGACGGGCGAGCTCCGGCCGGCCGAGGCCGAATACATCGGGCACCGCTCGACGTCGCTCACCTGGGTGATCGTCTGGCGAACGGACGCCGGCGCCGTGCTCGAACAGGAGCTCCCGCGGTGGAGAGGCTCGGAGACGACGGCGGCCGAGCGGCGCGCCGCGTTCACGCTCGTGGTCGACCGGTCGCGCGAGGACTAGCGACGTCGCGTGTTCGGGTGCGCCTGGAAGTGCAGATGCGGCCCGGTCCCGTGGGGCGCCGAGTAGCACACGGGCTTCTCCGGCCGCGTCGGGTCGTAGATCCACCTCGAGCCGATCCAGGCCGTCACGGCCGCGACCATCCCAGGCGTGAGGTTGTGTTGCCGGCCGTCGACGGCCCGCCACGCCGGGTGGATGAACGACGTCGGCTTGCCCGTCGAGGCGGCGATCGCGGCCTCCTCCGAGAGCGTGCGGTAGATGCTGCCGAGCTCGAGCGTTCGGCCGAACTCGGCCAAGAGGAACGCGGCCGCGTCGAGAACGATCTCTCGCACGCGGCGATCGAGGCGGCCGTCGTTCCACTCGCGCTCGATGCGCTTCGAGGCGAACCGGAGAGGCGGGATCGTCACGGCCGTCGTCACCATAGCGTCGTCCCCCAGTTGAGAGGTTGACCAGCGGCCAGGAGGTCGCGCGTGTAGAAGTCGAGGGTGACCTTGAACGTGTTCGACGTGAGTCGCTTCGCCCCGCTGCCCATCGGCTCGGGATTCCAGCCGTTCGAGAAGTAGATCCCGCGCCACGAGCTGCCGCCGTTATTCATGAACATGTTGATCTGCACGGGCGCGAATAGCTCCGACGTGAAAGAGAACGCCACGAGCCCCAGCAACTCAGTGAAGGCGCTCAGGCCGGATCCGTTCTGGTTCACGTCGCTCAACACGATGCGACCGTTGGCGCGCCAGCCCTGCAGGATCGGCGCTTGGGCGAAGTTCGCGAACGTCTTCGGACCGTTGACGATCGGTGAGTAGCCCAAGCTGACGCTCTCGAGCACTCCGCCGCCGAGCGAAACGCCGTCGAGGTACATCTGGTCCGCGGCGAGGACGTACGTTCCAGATACCGGGACGCCGCTGATATTTACCTTGCGGAAGCCAATCGAGAACCGCTGAAGGAAGTTAGCCATCCTGTCTCCCTCTCACAGTTCGATCCCGTCGACGAGGACGGTGCTTTCCGAAATCTTGTAGCCCACGCCCGTGATCTGGAAGTGCCGGAACGCGCCGTCACAGAACGCGTAAAACTCACGGCCGATCTGGTAGAAGCGCCCGTCCCACACATGCTCGATCGCGACGGCGCGTTTCTGTGCGCCGACGTAATTGAACATGTTCTGAGCCAGCGCCTTCGCGTAGTTCGACGACGGCACGAAGCGGCACTTGAGCACGAGCGCGAAGTTGGTGTTCCGATAGGCCAGGTTCCCCGCCTCGCCGTAGATCGTCGAGTCCTTCTCGTTCTCGACGCGCACGTAGAGCGCGGTCGCCAGCTGCACCGGCTGCACGCGCATCGAAACCATTCCGGAGTCGTCGATCTGCGAGCTGTTCACGGTCGCAGGGTTCGCGATGCCGCCGGCGAGACGATCCCGAGTGCGGAAGTAGGTCACGAAGTTCTGTGTGGCGTAGTAGTACGCGTTCACCAGGATCGAGAGCTGGCCAAGGGCATCCGCACAAGAGAGGCCTTCGAGATCCGCGTACGGAATGACGCCGCTGTAGCTCTTCGAGACGTACACGATCGTCGTTCCGATCACGGCGAGCATCGGCTTCGGCCCGCTCGTCGTGGCCGGGTCGCGCCAGACAAACAAGTCGACGTAGGGCGGCTCCGGAATCCGGCCGTCCGGGCCGGGGCCGGGATACTCCCAGATCAGCGCGGGCGGATAGCTCGGATCGAAGGTGAGCGTCTCGTCGGCGTAGCTCTGCAGGTAGAGCCCGACGCCGGGCACGCTGTTCAGCATGTAGAACCGGCCGTCTCCGCTGTTCTTCTTGCACGTGTGGGGCTGTGGGCCGGCCCGGCCCGTCGAGGACTCTGGCACGGCCTCGAAGAACGGTGACGCCACGAGGGTCACGCCAACGCCGGGATTCGACGCCGCGAAGATGCCCAGCCGCGGGACGTTGCCGAGTAGCGAGTCGATCCGCCAGATCGCGAAGCGCGAGGTCGTGAGGAACGTGACGCGGCCGTGTGCGTTAGCGCCTCCGAGGCCTCGCGTCACGACGCCAGCGGGCGTCATTCCCGAGAGCTGGAACGTGATCGGTGCGCCAGGCACGCCGCCCACCGTGAGGTCGGAGAAGTAAACGTTGCCGTTGCGCGGGTCGACGTCGATACCCAGGAAGTCCTCGAAGGCGATCAGGTCGGTGCTTGTCGTGGAGCCTTCACCAACCCAGATTTGAACCTCAGAGCCCCAGCTGTAGGTGTTCCCGACGCTCGTCTCCTTGAGGATCCGAACCGACCAGTTGAACGGCGGCTGCCCGTCGTTCACGGTCGTGTTGATGTTCACCTCGAGGATGTACCGCTGGTATGGGCTCGTGAGCTTGCTGAAGTCGTACGCGTAGTAGCGAAAGGTGAGGTCGTCTCCGTGCGCTGGGAAGTCGCCGGAGATGTTTCTCTGAAACGACTGTCGATAGCCGTAGAAGTCGAAGTTCGCGCCGTAGTTTGTCGCGTCGATCTGTGGCGTCTTGATCCCCGAGAACACCAGGGACCATCCGCTCGTCGGGTTCAGCGCGCCGTAAATCCCCGTCGTCGTCACGGCCCAGATCGAGGCGGCGAAATTCGCAGGCGTCCCGTAGTCGATCGAGGGTCCGATGCCAAGGAGCGTCCCGAAGAGGCCCGTCCCGACGACAGGACTCGCGAACACCTTGCCGACGTCTGGCAGGGGCCCGGTGTCAATCGTCGGGAGGTTCAGGCCGCCGGTGGCGAAGAGCGAGTTCACCATGTCGGTGAGCTTCACGTTCCGGCGGTACGGCGTGAGGAGCTGCACCTCGGAGCCGGCCCCGTACGTGCGCTCGCGCGGGAGCTCGAGCTCGAGCGTCCAGCTCGGGAACGGTGCGGTCGGTGTGTCCGGGAAGAGCTTCGCGATCTTGACCGTCTCGCCGCGCGAGCCCCCCGCCACGATCTGCAGCTCGTCGCCTACCTCGAAGTCACACGTGTTCGGGCTCGACGCGTTGTTGATCCGGAGGATGCGGGGATTCGGCGGCGCCTCGAGGACGTACCAGACGCCGGGCGTGCGCTTGAAGAGGCCACTCGCGTCGACGCTGAGCCCCTGCACGTAGCCGACTGCGGTGAACGAGAACTCGCCGGAGCGCTCGTCGAACTGCAACGTGTTCGGCAGGATGTAGCCGTAGAAGCACCTCGAGAGAGCGGAGCCGAAGTCGATCTCGAGCATGAAGTCTTTCGAGGCCGGGCCGATGCCCGCGAAGAGATTCCGGATCGTGTTACCCGGCGGTCGCTCGATGCCTTTCAGCGTCACGTCGCTCGCCGTGAACGTGTTCACCTCGCCCCACTTCTCGATCGTGTCGGTGACGCTCGGGCTGTCTTCGATGAGGATGTAGCTCGTGATGTTAAGCGGGGCGTTCAGCGGCTTGGTCACTCGGATGACCGGTTTCATGGCGGGCACGGGTTAGGCCCTCCTCGAGAGGATCCGGCCGTCGTCGACCTGGCGGCCGACGCTGTCGAGCGTGCGGCGGAGCTGCTTTCCCTGCTCGACGCTGTGCACGTCGAGGACGCCGGGCAGCGAGAACTCGAGGTTGTAGTGCCTGCTTTGGTCGACGGTCGAACTGTTCGAAACGGTCGAAGAGTTGCGCCCGCCCGTGAGGCCCGCGGCCCATCCGGCCGACACGCCCGACGTCCACTCCCGCACCATGTCGCGTGCCCAGCGCGCGCCGCCCATGCGCGCGGCCGCGTCGTTCGAGGGATCGTCGAAGCCGCGGCCCGTGGTCGACGGCCCGCCGCCCGAGCCGCTCCTGGGGTTCGTGCTCGAGATCTTCGCGACCTGGGCCAGGCCGGCCGCGATGACGACGGCGGCCAGGATGGTGCCGTAGATGCCGCCCTGGGCGAGCGCCTTGCTCGCCCCCTCGTACGTGTTCACGATGGCCTGGGCGATCGCGATCTCCTTGTGATCCCCGAAGATCGCCGCGGCCGCGCCGAGGGCTGTGTTTGCAACGGTGAGAATCTGTTCCTGCTCGGCCGCGGCGGTAGCCTCGCCCAGGAGGATCCGCTCCCGTGCGTAGCGCTCGCGCACGGCGGCGATCGTCGCCTCGCTCGAGATCTTGTCGTCGAGGAGCTTCTGGAGGGCAACCCGTTCCTGTGCGTCGATCGACTGCATCTGCGCCACGTGCTGAGCCTGCAGGCCCACTGCCGTTTCCGAGCGCCCACGGGCGATCTCCGCCCAGAACTTTCCCAGGTTGCTAAGCACCTGCTGAGCGGTCTCTGCGGACTTCTGGCCCGCGGCTCGCTCGGCTTCAAGTTCCTTTTCCTTCCGAGAAAGCAGGGCCTTGTGCCAACGCTCGTAAACGTCCTGTGCGGCCTTCTCAAGCGCGAGCTTGGCGGCGATCGCCTCCTTCTCCTTGTCCCCGATCTCGCTGAGGTTCCCCAGCGCCAAGCCCTTCACGCCTTCGTAACCGAGCTTGATCTTGGCGTTGGCGTCGGAGTAGCGCTTCTCCTGCTTCGTGAGGAGATCGTCCCAACCCTTCGCGATCCGTTCCCGCACTACGCGCCCCTCGGTGTCGATCCCAGCCAGGTGCCCGCGGGCCGCCGCGAAGTCGCCGGTGAAGTAGGCCTTGGCCGCGCTCCCTAGTTTCTTCAGCTGCTGCCATGCCCAGTCGGCATTGTCGACAATGGAGTGATATGCGAACGAAGCGATGTCGAGGACGCTCGCGAAGCCCTGACCCATCATCAACAGCACGGGCATGAGCTTCTCGACCAGCGCGTTCCGCAGGTCCTCCCACTGTCCCTTAAGCTTCGCCACCTGAACGGCCGCGCCGCTCGCGCTTGAGGCGGATCCGCCGAACTTTTTTTCGAGTGCCTCTAGCGCCTCTTGGGCTTGCTTCTTTTTGGACAGGCTTTGATCGATGACGATCCCGTATTTCTTCAGGCCCTCGGTGCTTCCGGACATGGCCTTGGTAACGAGGTCGTTTGCCTCCTCCATGCTCATAAGGCCACCCACGTGAACGTCGGCGGCGAGGCGCGAGGCCGCGAGGGCCTTGTCGATATTGCCCAGCGCTTGGTAGTGCCGAATCATCGCCGGAATGCTCACGGAATCGTCGATCCCGGCGGCCTGCTTCATCGCATCGGCCAAACCGGTGACCTTCGCTTTCACTTCATCCTGGGAGTCTCCGAGGCGCGTCGCCGTTTGCGCCAGGGCATTCATGCTCTGCTCCTGCTTTGCGACGGCCTCAAATCCCTCCTTGAACTGCTGGATCGCCACGGCCACGCCAGCGAGCCCCGCGAAGGCGTTCACCATTTCCCGAACGCCCGGCGCGCTCTTCTTGCCGGCGCGTCCTACCTTGTCGATTCCTTCCTCTACGTCTTTCAGCCCGCGGACAGCCTTCGCCGTGCCCGTGTCGCCGAACGTCGAGCGAATCGGCAGGTCGACGCCGAGTTCAGTCGCCATCCGGCGCCACCTGCGACCGCACGTCGGCGGCCCGCATGAGGTCGGCCAGGCGCGCGACGCGCTCCGGGTCCTTCACGCGCCCCATAGAACCGGGCAGTGCTTCGGCCTCCAGGCTCTCAGCGACGTCCGAGACGTGGGCCGAGACTCCGTGGCCGGCTTCGCCGTCGTACGCCTCAGAGCGGCGCCTGGCGAGGTCGGATGCGCTTTCCATCAGCAAGTAGTAACCCTCCAGCCTCGTGTCGAGGAGCTTCTCGGGGGTGTAGCCGGGCGCGATGCCACAGAACGCCAGGTGCGAGACCATCACCTCTTGCGCGCCGGCTTTCTCGCGTGCGGCCTCGGGCCCTCCGGCCGCCTCGTCGATCCCACAGGCGTCGGCGATCCAGGCCCAGTCGTGCCCGTTGTAGAGCGCGAGGTAGGCGTCCGCCCAGGTCACGACGGTCGCGTGCTCGCGCCAGGCCTCCTCGGTAACGGTAGGGATCACAGCGGCCGCGAGGGGCGCGAACGATTCCATGGGGGGCAGCGTGGGCGAGGCTTGCCCTTCCTGGGGCGGAGCGAGGAGCGCCGTCTGTAGGGCGGCGAGGTCGCACGCGAGCAGGCGCATCCACCGCCCGAAAGTGAGCGGCGGAATCGAGTGCGTCTCCTCGCCCAGTCGGATCGAGCCGAGAGGGCGAGGAGAGAACGCCTCGTCGAGAGGGATACGGAGCGGCACGATCAGCCGTCGATGATCTGACCGACGCAACCTTTCGACGCGCTCACCGTGATGGACGGATCGGTCAGAGCGTCGAGGACCACTTCCACCATGCTCACTTCGTTCTTGGCGAACTTAATGGGCGAGGCCGAGCGCAGGACGCAGCGGTAGAGCTGCACGATCGTTGTGCCGCCCACGAGCGGGATGCCGGGCCCCTGGTAGATGACCTGTTTGTAGTTCCGGCTCGTGTCCTCACCGAACGGCAGGGTGCCGCCCGTCGAGTCCGCGCGGTCGCCCGCGGTCATCGCGGTCGACAAAATCCACGCCCGCTTCACGTTCGCGAGCACCGTGTCGACGAGCTTGAATTTGATCGTGCATTCCTCCTTGACGGGGAACGCGCCGATCGCGCCGAGGAACTGATCACATTCGATCTTTTCCTGGGAGCGGTTGAAGTGGAGCTCGACGCCGTCCTGGGTCATGCCGAGCAGCGTGAGCGAAGTTCCGTCGACGCCGGCGGCGACATAGTTGGCCACGTAGAGGCGCCCACAGCCCGTGCGCGCATACGCGGCGTTTTCGAGGTTCGCGGGGAAGGTCAGGGCCATGGTTTCTCCTTCGTTGGGGTTACGGGTTGCCGGTAGTGAAGAGGTACGACACTTCGAGATCGATGACGAGGTATCCGGTGGCCTGGCTGAGATCGGGCTCTGTCCACTGCCGAAGGATGCGGACAGACGTGGCGCCGTGGCGGGAGAGCGGGTCCTGTTGGTCGACGTCGGCGCCCGTCCACCAGGGCAGCGCCTCGATCGCGGTGACGAGATCGGCACGCAGCGAGTTGAGCGGGCCGCGCACGCCGGAGCTCGTCGTCGCGTTCTCCTCGATCGCCGCGGCGTACCCGTAGATCTGGACGGGCATCGTCGAGCGGTAGAGCTCCTGGCCGAGCACCTCGAGGGTGTCGGTGTTGCCCCCGTCGTTCAGGATCTCGACGGCCGGGAGCTCGTCGCGGCCGCGGTCGCCCTCGCGCATGCGGTTGAACACGCGGCCGCCCAGGTCGGTGACGATCTCGCGCGGGGAGGGCGTGCCGTCCCAGGTCGGGATGACGGTGGCGGATCCGCGCAGCGATTTGCAGACCGCCTCGAGGCGCTGCAGGATCCTCTCGCGCCGGTCGAGCGGGGCGGGCGTGCTCACGCTTCGCCGCCCCCGTCGAGCGCCTTGGTAACGGCCTTCTCGTGGAAGGCCTGGATCTCCGGCCGGCTCTCGAGCATCGCAGGCCGCGCGTGCGGCCGGGCCGGCACCGAGACTTGACGGGCGTGGGCCCGCACGTCGTAGGCCTTCCCGCCCTTGCTCTGTCGCGAGTGGGCACGGACGGAGACGGAGCCCTCGAACCCGAACTCGTGGATCGGGTCGTACTCCACAGCGGTCCCGATCCCACCGAGAAAGCCGATCTCGCCGGGGAGCGGCTCGGGCTGCCGCATCGTCCAGCCGCGGCGGAGGTTGCCGGTCCGCACCTGCAGCACCTGCCCGGACACCTTCTGTTTTACGCGGCGCAGCGCGACGGCCGAGCTGTTCCGGTTCGCCACCTTCAGCGTCGAGGCCAGGCGCTTCGGGAAGCGCTCGAGAGCGACGCGCACCCGGCGGATTCCGCGCAGGTCGACCGTGTACGTCAGGTCCACTGCACGACTCTCCGGTAGCGCTCGAGCGCGAGCTTCACGAAGGGAGGCATCTCGCGCGTGTAGCTGAGCTGGCCGGCCGCGCCCTTGTTCGCGCTCGTGAGGCCGACGCGCTCTGCGTCCTTGTAGATCATCGAAGCCCAGACGACGCCGGCGAAGACGAGGTCCTCGGGGGGCTGGCCCGTCTCGGTCGACTCGAGGCCCGCGGTGTAGGTCACGAGGACGTTACCGACGCCGCACGCGAAGACACCCGACGTGAGCCGGAGGGCTTCGCCTGAGGCCACGATCGCGGCCACGGGAGCGGGATAGGCCGGGCTGCCAACGACGTACGCCGTGCCGTTCAGAGAGAGCGAGGAGACGGAAACGATGGGGGCGTGCCGGAGGTACAGAACGGGCTTGTCGTGCCCGTCGTACGCCTCGGTGTATTCGATGTTCGCGAAGGTGCGGGACGTGTGGTTCTCGATCGCGGCCTGGACGGCCGAGCCGATCGCGGCCAGCACCTCACCGGCCGACGCGTCGGGCTTCGCGTCGCTCTTGTTCAGATAGGTCCGGATGCGAGCTGCCCAGTCGATCGTCGCCACTGTCGTTCCTTCGCGGGTTGAAAAAGGGCCGGGGCTCGTGAGGAGGACGCGAGCCCCGGCGGGGTTCTGGGGAGGGGCATCGCCGCGGGCGCTTTACTTCACGCGGCGAAGGGTGGTCAGCCGACGTTGGTGATGGATCCCATCGCGAAGTTGGCGTAGACGCGCATGCAGCCGCGGAGGTCCATGCCCCATTCCTCGGCACGCTTTGCCATCGCGAACGGGAGCAGGCGGTAGTCCCACGAGAGCGGCATATCGACGTTCTGACCGACATTCGCGCCCGCGTAGAACGGACCGAGGTTGAAGCACGGGGCGAGGATCGTGCCGGGCGGGAGCGTGGGGTGGACCGTCACGGGGACCTTCTGTCCCGTGTAGCGGTTCATCAGGTCCTTCACGCCGACCGTGCCGGTGATGCTGAGATCGCCGGCCTGAGCGTCGATGCGCAGCGTCGGAGCCGTCGAGCCCGCGACGAGCTTGTCGATCTTGTACTTCTCGGCGACGTTGACGAAGAGCTCCGAGGGGCCGGTCTTGTACAGGGTGTACATGGTCCGGAAGAGCGTGTCGATCTCGGTGACGGAGGAAGAGCCGTCCGCCGTGAGGGCCGCGCCGTTGAGCGAGTTGTAGTAACCCGCGTCGGTGTTCTCGCAGAACTGGATGAGGCCCGTGAAGTCGAGGCTGTTGCCGGTCTGGTCGACGGCGTTCGGGCGATTGCCGGAACCGGGGAGCGACGTGATCGTGCACTCGTTCACGTAGACGGTCGCGAAGTACTTGGCGCTCGCGATCGTGTTCGTGGTGCTGACGTACACGTTGTAGCCGACCGCTCCACGCTTGGCGGTCCAAGTGACCTTGCGCGCGTCGGAGCCCGCGCCGGAACCGGCCGTCGTGGTCGTGAAGCTCGTGGCCTGGGTGGTCTCGCCGGCGACGTCGGTCGAGGCGGTCACAGTGCCCTGGCCCTGAGCGCTGAGGCGGTAGCCCTGGAGCGTGAACGCGGTGATGAACACGTAGTGGGCCGTGGAGACGGCGAGGGTGCCGGTGGCGGCCGCGGGCTGCGTCGCAGCGTTGGCCATGCCGGCGACGTCGCCGAGCGCCGTGGGGTTGCCGCCCAGGAGGATGTCTTCCTCGGCCAGCTGGGTGGACTGGAGGAGGGAGAGGGACGCGAAGCCGCGGGCGTCGAAGTCCTGGCCGGGCGTGATCTGGCTGTTCGAGCCGAAGAGCGCCTCGGGCGTGAGCATCGTCTCCATCTCGATGCTCTTGAAGTTGTACGTCGTGTCGGCCTCGTCGAACGCGATCCGGCTGTTACGGCCGGTCGTGCTGTCGCTGGCCTCCGCGACGGAGCCCCAGATCTTGTTCTTGTTGATCGCCTTGATCTTCCGGAACGTCGTGGAGCTGCCACCGACGACGGGCCGCGGGAGGCGATTCCGCAAGAGCGTGGGAACCGGATAGAGCAGCTTCGCCGGCGCCTCGAGCGGGAGGCCGAGGAGGCCGAGCCCAGTGGTGACGCCGATGTTTCCGGTCGCGTCCTTCTGGATGCGCCGGCCGCCCATCGTGAGATAGCCGTCCTCTCCGGAGAGGCTCTTCGCGAGCACTCCGAGAACGGTCTCCTGTTCGGTGGCGCTCAGGCCCGCCATGAGCGGGTGCGAGAGCGTCATCGGATACTGATTTCGCGGCATGTTGATTCCTCAGCCCTGGGCCGCTTTGGCCCGGGCCAGTGAGACGCGGAGCTGAGCCTGTGTCTCCGGGTTGCTCTCGCGATCGAGCATCCGCTGGAGGGTTTCGACTTCAGACGCGCCGGTGCCGAGGGTCCGCCTCTGCTCGGGGCTGTCACGCCGGAACGGGCCGCCGGGGACAGGCTGAGCCGCGATGACGTCGACGGTCTCACGCAGGGCCTTGAGCTGGTCGCCCAGCTCGCCCAGCGTCTTCGAGATCCGTCCCTCGGTCTCCGAGGTCGCCTTGGTGATGGGGGTGAGGTCGAGCGCGATGGGCTCGGCCGCCGGGGTCGGGGCGGGCGTCGCCGCGGCGGCCTTCGCGAGGAGGGTCCGCACGAGACGCGCCGTGCCGGTCCGCTCGAGGAGCTGGCCGCGCTCGCCCTTCGCCGCGAGAGCGATCTCGTCGGGCGTGGGCATCGAGAGCTCGGCAGCCTCCTCGCCAACGAACTCGCGCATGGCCGCGATCGCTCGATCGAGGATCGCGACGTCATTGTTCGCGGCGTCGCCCTCGGCGGCCTCGGCCGAGCGGAGGTAGGCGAGCGAGCGAAGGATCCCGATCGCGTCGGCAAGGTCGTCGAGGTCGGTGCCGTAGGTGCCGTAGTGCTTCGCGACCGGCTTCTCGACGGGCGCGGCCGCGGCGGCCTTCTCGAGCTCCGCCTTCTCGGCCGCCGCCTTCTCGACTTCGGCCTTTTCCTCGTCGGCCTTCTTCTTCTTCGCGTCGGCGTCTTCCTCGTCGGTGTCGAGCACGTCGCTCGAGCCGTCCGCCTTCACGAGCTTGATCCCGTTCGTATCGGGGTTCGAGCCGACGTCGACGACGGAGAGCTCATCCATGAGCCACTTCGTCACGCGCTCGAACGGCTTGCCGTTCGCGGCCTTCTCCATCCGCAGTTCGGTCGCGACGCCGTGAACGCTGAAACCGCCCAGCGTGCCGTCGAGGATCTTGGCCTGGGTGTCCTGCGCGCCCGCGGAGATGAACGCCCGCACGAGGATCGAGCGGGCCGCGTCGTCGTGCGTGATCTCGAGCGCGCGACCGACCGCCTTCTTCGGATCGTGCTGCTCGCGGATGTTCCCCTTCCAGACCATGAAGGCCTGTTTCGAGGCGTCGTAATCGAGGACCGTGCCGTCCCCGTCGAGGGCTTCGCTGGTCGCGCAGCCTTCGACGACGAGGCGCCCGTCCTCGAGCTTCTCGGTCCGCGTGATGGGGAGGCCGGCGCGGAACGTGCTGCCGAGTTTCTGTGCTCTGAACATGTGCGAAGCCCTCTCTGTTAGCTGTTCGAAACGGGGTTAGCGGTCGCCGCTGGGGCCGAGGGAGGGCTGCGTCAGGAGCGCCTCTCGGGCGTCCTCCATCGGCGCGTAGACGTCGGCGTAGTCACCCGAGAAGAGCGAGGCGATGCCGCCCGCACAGACGACGAGCGCCACCTCGAGCTTGACCTTCGCCCATGCCGGGTGGATCCCGGGCGACGTGGGGCCCGCGTACTCCGGATCGAACCGGCGGCGGATCGCGTAGACCTCCTTGGCGACCTGGTCGGGCACGAGGCCGTTACCAGCCCAGCCCACAGGCGCCCAGCCGGGAGCGCCGACGTTGTCGAGGTCGAGACGCCGGACGGCTTCCGCGGGGTCGCGAGTCGGCGCGTACGGGGCATTCGTCAGGGGATCGATCGGGTTCCCGTTCGGGACTTCGGGCGGGGCGACGGGATGCACGAACGGCACGCCGAGGAGGCTCCACACACGGAACGCCGCACCACCATCATGCTCACCGACCGCGAAGGACCCGGCCTCGTTCTCGCTCGCGAAAGTCGTTTTGATTTCCTCCTCCGTACGGCCGCGCAGGAGCGCACCGAGGATGCCGCCGGGCCAGGCCGCGGAGAGGCGGGAGAGCACGCTGTCGCCGGACGTACCGCGCGCGACGAGGTTCGTCAGGAAGAGCACGACGCCGTCGAAGGCCGCGCGCAGGTGAGCGGGGATCGAGATGGCGCCCTTCACGGGGAGCTCCTCGGAGTCCGTCGCTGAGTCGTTGGGTCGGTCGAGGGTCTTTTTGTTCGCCATTTGGAGTCCTTTCGATGTGGTTCGTGCGGGTCGCCCCCGCGTGGGCGTCTGTGGGTTAACGGGCGAGGTCTGCGCCGGTGCGGGAACAGCCGAGGTTGCAACCGTTAGGCCGCCCCGCTGCGGTGCATGCGGCGTTGCGCTGCGCCTGCGTCAGGGCTCTCCACGCCACACAGTCGGCCGCGTTGTCGGTGGCCGTGACCTGATCCACTCGCGAGAGGAGCGCGTCCACGAGGAGCGAGCGAGCCCACGCGTTGACCGTGGCGTACACGGTGCCGCGCGCGCCGCCTGTCGTGGCCTGCGCGTTGGTGCATGTGGGCGGAAGGCCCACGGATGCGCAAACCTGCGTGTTATGCGCGAGAAGTGCCCGGGCGGCAGAGGCGTCGAGATCGGCCACGCCTGCGGACTGAGCCTGCGCGGTGGTGATCGTGGCCGTGATGTCCGCAGAGAGCGGCGCGGCGAGGAGTGCGAGTGCGATGACGAGTGCTTTCATTGTGGCTCCTAGTAGAGTGCGGTCCATGCGTAGGCGTCAGCCGCATCCTTGCGACAGATCTCGTAGGTGTCTGCGACACCGGCGCCACCCGCGTCGTACCAGACCTGGCCTCTGTGGGCCGCGTCACAAGTGGGCTTGGTGCCGGTGTCCACGAGCTGGATCGTCCCAACATTGTGTTGGCCGTAGGTGGTCCCCGCGCCGTAGACGCCGAGCTGCCCGGCTGCGTCGCGGACAAGCTGCGTATCCGGTGTGTCGCGAGCGCCCCAGATAATCTCGCCAGTTGTGCCGGGAAGCTGGAGGGTGGCCTGTCCAAGAAAACTTGCCGCGTACATTGCCGTCCCACCGGCAGACACTTGATCGCCTGCGTTGACCTGGCCAGCGGCGGAAACCTGTGACGCTCTTAGGGTGACGAGTGGACTCCCCTCGGCGGAGCCGCTCGTTATCGCGAACCCGCCCCAGCGAGAAGGGTCAGACGTGACGAGACAGTAGACGTTCGGCGGCGATTGGCTGTCTGTGAAGCACAACTTACGGCCATTCACCGGCTCTGAGGAGTCGTATTTGCCGACGTGATACGACAGGTCCGTATCCCCCGCCGCCGTCGCGCCCGTCGCCTGAAGGATGCGCCCGGTCGTCAGCCCGGAGAGCAGCCCCGCCGGAGTCGCCCACGTCGTATCGCCGCGCCAGAACGTCGAGGCCGAAGCCGACGTCCCACTATTCAGGTTCGTCACCGGCAGGTTCCCCGTCACCTCACTCGCGAGATTCACGGCCGTGCCAGCGCTCCATGTGTCGGTCGCCGTCCTCCGCACGATCCCCGTCGACGAGAGGCCCTCCACGGCGGCCAGGTCGTTCGCCAGGCTCAGCGTCGGATTGCCCGCGGCACCGGTCCCGTCCGCCACCGTGATGCCCGCGGCGGGTGCCACGAGCGTCCGCGCAGCGAACGCGGCCGTTCCGGTACGCGACAGGAGGCCCGCTGTGGCCGGGAGGCCAGCGATCGCAGCGAGGTCGAGGTCGTAGCCCTGCACCTGCACGTTGACGTCGCCCAGCACGAGGCACGTCGGGCACGTCAGGGTGAGGTTCGCGCTCAGCGCCCCGCCACCGTCGAGAGGCGACGACGTCGAGATGGTGCGCGACGTCTGCACCGCGTTGGCCACGCGCGTGTCGTTGCCCTCTGTGGCCGTTCCCGCAGTCGTGCCGAACGAGACAGCGAACGAGCGATCGGCCGCGAGGGTCCCGCCGCCCGTGAGCCCGGTTCCGGCCGTGAGCGTCCGGCCTGTTCCGACGACACTCGCCGAGTCGCTCGGGCTCTGCGAGAGGGTCACGTCGGTGCGGGTCGCGCCCGCGTTGTCGACGGCCGTGAGGGCCGTGCCCGCGAAGTTGATGATCGCGCGCTGCGTGAGCCCGGTACCCTCTTCCTGGACAGTGGCGTATCCGCCGCCTCCACCGCCCGAACCGTTCGCGGCCGCGGTGATTCGCCCGGCCGCGTCGACGGTGATGTTCGCGGACGTGTACGAGCCCGCCGTGACGGCCGTCGCGGGGAAGTCGGCTGCGACCAGGGCGCGGAACGTGGGTGCCGCGGCCGCGCCCGTAGTGGGCCCGGCCCATACGCGATTCGCCACCTGCGTCGCGAGATCGAGGGCCAGCGTGCCCGAGCTGGTCACCGGCGAGCCCGTCACCGAGAAGATCGAGGGGGCAGTGATCGCGACGCTCGTGACCGTCCCGGCCCCCGCTCCAACGGCGACGGCCTGGAGGCGGAAGCACGAGCACGTCAGGTCGTAGACGTACGCCTGATTGTTCGTCGGCGTCCCGGTCTGGATCGGCACGCCACGGAAGCCGACGACGCGGGGGTTCGGGCTCGCGCCCGTGAGGTCGCCACCGAGGCTCGGGCCCGCGGTCGAGAGGATCGTCGCCGGCGTGAGCGTCCCGCGCGCGAAGAGCGTGAGGCTCGTGAACGCGACCGTCGAGAGCGCGGGGATCGTGACGTCATGCGCGATCGAGGCGACTGGGATGTCGACCTGAGCGCTCAGGCCCTGGACCATCGTGAGCGACCAGTTGCCCGAGGCGTCCGTCTTCGTCGTCAGGTCCTGCGTCGCGTAGGCCACGCCGCCCACAGTCGGGCCAACGGTGCGCATCCGCACCACGGCGCCGACGACGGGCGAACCGCCCCCACCGAGCACGGTGCCGCTGATCACGCACGTGGCGGGGACCTGGGCGAAGGCCGGGATGCACGAGAAGGTCACGAGGCAGGCCAGGAGGAGCACGCCGATCGCGAGCGTGAGGCGCGCGACGGGAGCGGGGCGAGTCCCGGTGTAGTGCCGCTCGCTGCGTGTGCGCCCGTAGTGGCGCTGCCGAAGCATGACGGCCGTGGCGTTCGTGATCGCGCTCATGAGGTCGCCTTCGTCACGTCGGGCTCGACACGCAGCGTGCCGGTCTCCAACGTCGTGATGACGCCCGTCGATTCCTTCAACTGGACGTCGTAGAACCACGTAACGCCGGCGTCCGGAACGCTCGACGTCGCCGCGGTGTTGAGCTTCACGGTCACCTTCCCGTTGGCCGCTGGCGACTCGATGAGGATCTCGCCCGCGGCCACGGCACCCGTCGCGGTATCGAGCTGGAACACGCCGGGGTCCGCATCAGAAAGAGCGGCCTTCGCCGTGAACCAGAGCTTCGCGCCGCTCAAGTCGATCGCCACGCCGTTTCGCGTGCACTCGAGGTAGAGGCGCCACGTGTCGGAGCGGACCATTCCGCGGGCTACGCCAACGGCCATCAGCTGCTCACTCTCGTCGCGGCGACCGCGAGGTTCTCGGCCGAAGTCGCTACCGCGAGGTTCTCGTTGACCGCTGCGAACGCGAGCCCGGGCGTCTCGGCAGGGCGCGGGCCCATCGGCGCGTCCTGGGCGGTGTCGGACGTGTCGACGCTGCGCGCGACGGCCATGTCTGCGGCGGGCAGCTCGCCGAGCGACTGCACGAGCACGAGCACGGCGACGCTCGACGCGAGAGCCGAGACGCTGGCGGCGAACCGCACCGGCATCGCGAGCGCGCCGCTACCGGACGCAAGCGCCTTCGTGTACGCGACGAGCGCGACGGCCGCCACTAGTCGAGCCCCAGCACGAGCGCGCCCGTCGCGAAGCTCGGCGTGTCGGTGTTCGCCACAACCTTCGAGGTCGTGAGAAGGCCGGTGAAGATGAGGTTGCCGCCCGAGCTCGCGTCGTAGATTCCCCAGCCCACCACGGTCCCCCAGTCGGCCGTTGCGGTCGGGAAAGTAATCGCCGCCCCGCTGGCTTTCGACGCGACCAGAGAGCCCGTGGAGGCCGGGAAGTTCGTCGTGTTGTTGGTGACCGAGACGCGGGCGTACGAACCGCCCGTCACCTCGGTGCCGCCGGCACCGGCGTCGTCGGGCATGACGGTGAAGAGCGCGAAGTAGAGCGGCGTGGGCGGGGTCCAGGCCGTGGCGCCGAAGATCTGATCCAACAGCTTCTTGGCGGCGTAGGCCGAGAACGCGCTCACGGCTGTACACCCAGCTTGATGAGCACCTTGTCGGTGCGGCGACGCGTCTCCTTGAGCTCGTTCTCGATCGAGTCGAGGCGGCGGGCCCACTCACTGTCGATGCGGTTCTGGAGGCTCCGAAACTCTTCACGCGAGACGTAGCTCCCGCGCGTGCGCTCTTCCGACGTCGAGATCGCTTCCGTGATCTGAGCCTTCAGCCACGGGGCGGCGAGCGTCCCGGCCAGCATGATCGCGCCGCCCACCGTCGCGAAGAGCTTGAGCATCGAGACCACGCCAACGTCCTCGCGCCGGATCCTCGGCATGCTCTCGCCGCTCTCGGTGTTCTCGGCCTGCTCGCGATTCGCGCTCACCGAACCACCGTGTTCTTCCGCTTGCGCTCGTACGCGCCCCACGCACCGAGCACGGCCATGACGATCGAGAGGAAGCTCGGGTTCTCCTGCGGCCCGACCTGGCGCACCACTTCGACGAGGATCGAGTTGGCGACGTCGGCCGCGCCGGCCAGGGCCGTGAGGCACGAGATGAGGAAGGCGGGGTCCTGCCACCACAGCCGCGTCTCCACGGCCACGACAGGCGCAGGCGGGGGCGCACCCGCGGGCTCAGCCTTCGGCACCGTGACGTTCTGCGGAGGGGCGGCAGGACGCTTCTTCACCGAGCGCCTCCGGCGATCGTCGTACCCGCGAGGGCGGCCGCCATGGCGTCGAGCGAAGCGGCCTCGACCTTCAGGCCCTTCGTCGCGAGCGCCTTCTCGACGTCCTCCTCGCTGAACTCCGCGGGGAGGTCGGGGAGAAGCGCCGTGAGCGTGTCGACGCCGAAGCGGCCGACCATCGGCGCGATCGGCCCGCCGAACTGCATGAGCCCGGCCTTGAGGAGCCCGGCGCCGATCGGCGAGCGAGCGAACGAGAGGAGCCCCTGCGCGAGCGTCTTGAGAACCTTCACCGGCTCACCTCCTTGTCCAGGGCGCGAAGCTCAGGGGGCGGTGACGCTGCAATCCCCGATGCTGCGAACGTGCGCCACAGCGCGTACGCGTGATCGAGGAGCGTGGCGATCGCGGCCTTCAGGTCCTCGGGCTTCGAGGTCCCGGCGTCGACCCCTCGTCGAATCGCGTTGGCAGCACGGACGCCGTCATAGAGCGCGTTCACCGGCTTGGCCAGCTCGGTCAGGGTCCACGGGTTGACGAGGATTGGGCGGTTCAGAAGCTTGCAGCGCGCGTCGATCGTCGGCCAGTTCTCGACGGTCAGGGGCGGGAGCGGCTGGCTCGCAGCGTTCGCGGCCTTCCCACAGTCCTCGGCCGCGGCGAGGTTCGCGGCCTTCGCGTCGTTGTAGACGTGGGCCGCGCTGTCCTGGATGTCGTTCGCCACGACGATCGCCCGTTTCGCGTCGAAGCCCGAGCAGCCCGTCGCGAGGAAGGCGAGGACGAAGAGGAGCGGGAACACGAGCTTGTGCTCGATGCCGTTCCGCACGAGCGTCACGGTCCGGGTCGCGTCGTCCATCGCGGTGACGTGGCCGGTGATCTTCCGGCCCGCTTCGCCGGGCACGTCGAGCAGGGCGCTGAGACCGGGCGCGACGCCCTGGGCCTTGAGCTCGGGGTAGGAGCCGGGCGCGGGCGGGGCGCTCGGGGCGACGTAATCGGATTTCAGTTCCTTCGCCATTGGGTTAGTCCTCCTCGGGTACGGGGCTGAACGCCCGCGTGCAGTTGGGATGAGCGGTCGGGGCGGCGGCGGCCTCGGCAACGGTCCAGATCTGGCCGTTCGCCGCGGCACACTCGGCGTCGTCGTCTCCGTCGTAGACGTACACGCGCGAGAAGCCGGCCTCGCCGTACGTCTCGAGCGCGCCGGCGTTCTGCGCGACGGCAACCTCGGTGCGGGCGATCGTCATCGCGCGGCTCTCGGCGAAGGCGCCCGACTCCTCGAGCGCGGTCGCGAGCCGGTCAGGCGACCAGCCCTCTTCGATCGCGTCGTCCAGGATCGAGCGCACGCGGTCACGCGTCGTCGCGTCGATACCCTTCACGAGCTCGGCGCCGTGCTCGTCGGCCCACTCCTGGGCGTTGCGGTCGACCAGGCGGAACGACACGCCCAGGTCGAAGGCCTCCACGGCGTCACGGCCGCCGGCGTTGTAGACGCCACGCAGGAGGCGCGAGAGGGAAGGCGCGGGCTCGGGCGTGTACCCGACGTCGCGCCGAATCGTGGCGGCCTTGGCGATCGCCTTCTCCGCGTACCGCTTCGCGCGGGCCAGCTCGGCCGCGAGGTAGGTGCGGTACGCGCGAGCGATGCCGCCCTCGGCCTTCGCCTTCACGCCCGCGGTCATGCGGAGCTTCTTCTCGAGCACGATGAGGCCGCCGTCGAAGTCGAGGCCTCGAGCCACGAGCGCGCGCACCGGTGCGGGGATAGCGGCCGCGCGGAACGCTCCGACCTTGCGGCCCTTCTCGATGCGCTTCGAGGCGAACCGGCGCCACTGCGCGAGCTCGGCCCGGGCCGCCTTTGCCGTTTCCTTCGCGTCCTTCTCGTCGGGCTCCGGGAGCTCGCCAGCTTTCTCGTCGGTGGCCTTGCCCTCGAGCTTCTCGTCGCCTTCTTCATCGCCCTCGTCGCCCGGAGCGCCACCGCCGGCGAGCGGATCCACGAGCCGCACGTATTCGTCTCCGCCCTCGAGCGCCGGCCCCAGTCCGAGCGTCGCGCGCACTTCGTTCCGCGTGAGGACGCCCGCCTCGAGGAAGGCGCGCTGAATCAGCGAGGGGTCGATCGCGTCGTCGCTCTCCTCGATCGGGTCGAGCCCGAGGTCCGCGCGAACCTCGTTGCGCGTCTTCACGCCCGCACGGAGGTCGGTCTCGCGCGCCTGCGATTCCTTCAGCGCGTCACCGGCCAGTCCCGACACCCAGGAGAACTCGAGCTCAGGCGCGCCGAGCGGCCCCTGGACGATGCCGGTCAGGTATTCCTCGAGCCACAGGAGGAGCGGGCGAAGGCCCGTGTCGACGCTCTGATCCTGGAGCGTCTCGCCCGTCGCGCGATTCACCTGTGCCACGAGGATCGAGCGAGGCACGCCGAGATGCGCGAGGACCTGCGAGAGGATCGCCTCCTCTTCGTCCTTCGTGAACGCGAACGGAACGGCTGGCTTGTAGTTCGCTCCGTGAGCGATCACACGAAGCCGCGCCCGCTCTTTCAGCGAGCCGCCCAACTGCGTGTTGAGGTACTCCTGGTACGTGCCGATCTGCTTCACGTCCCAGGTTTCGGGCGCCTCGAGGAACGCTACCGGGACGTTGCCCTCGGTGTGCCACGAGAGCTGCGACAGGATCCGGTTGACCGCGACGCGGATCGTCGGCTCGATCTCCTCGAGCGGTGAGCGGCCGTAGATGCTCCCGACCGTGGGCGTGTAGATCAGGTAATCCAGCTCGCTCCGCGTGAGGGCGTCGCCGACGTCGACCGGCCGGGAGTAACGCGTGTGCGGGAACCCGTAGAGAACCTGTTGGTAGCCGACGGCGTGGCCGTACCCGTCGATCAGCTGCTTCACCGTCGCGCCGTCGATCTGCACGAGCGAGTGCAGGCGGCCGGCCCGATCGTTCTGCCGGTAGATCACCGTGGCGTCCGTGACGAGGGTCTCCTCGAGCAGCTGCCCGACCCACGTCGAGAAGCCCAGCCCGTCGACACGGTTCGGCTTCCTCATCCAGGCCTTGACGCGCTCGATCTCCGGCGCATGGCTGCGGCGGGCTGCCTGAGACTTCCGATCTGCGGTCGGAACGATGTCCCACGACATGCCCCTGACCTGCTTCTTCCGATACTCGACGCCGATCGCGAAGTACGGGCAGGCCTTCGCCAACGCCCGGAGCGTCGCGAACGAGAGCGAGCCGCCGCCCTCCTGGCGGGGCGTCGGGTACATGTTGAAACCGATCGGGTACTGCGATTCGCGCGGCGGCGTTGGCGCGCCGTAGCGGGGCGAGAGCGGCTCTCCGGGCCCGAAGTCCATGGGCGATCCGAAGCCCGAGGTGAAGCCCCCGCCGAGCTGTAGCGGGGAGCCGTCAGGGCCGTACAGGAGCGTCGCGCCGGGTGTCACACGGCAAGGGTGGATCCGCTCAGGAGCGCCGTAAGGTGGTCAGGACGTCGAAAGTGGTGCCGGCACCACTTTCGCGCGTCGGCGCGGCCTCAGCATCCGCCGAAACGCTTCGAAGCTCTCCCACCGAGCCGCGCAGGCCTGGCACTCGCGCACCCGGATCCGTCGCTCGAGCAGGCGCGAACGGAGGGAGCGTGTGCGGTCAGAGCGGCAAATAGGGCAGACGTCGCCGGGCTTCGGCGTCTCGCTCAAGCGGCGTCCCTCGCCTCACGTTCGGCCCGCTCCTTCGCGGCTGCCGCCTCCTCGATGAACTCGAAGAACCCCGCGCTCTTCCTCGGCCCGCCGCTCGCACACGCGATGAGCGCCGCGTCGCCGTGGTCCGGGCTCGGCTTCGGGTCGACGACGCGCGTGCGCCCGTCCCGGCCGATCTCGTAGCGGTAGCCGCGGAGCTGCTCGAAGAGGATCGGCTTTCCGATGAGCCGGAGCTTTCCCCGCTCGAGCAGCTCGCGGAACGCCCACGCGTCCTCGGCCTTGCGGTTCAGGAAGCGTTCGCGCTCCCGGGCCGGGGACGCAGAGCGGTATTCCTCGGCCCGGGTCGAGAGGGCGAGCTGGTCGCTGATGCCCTTGCCCAGCCCGATGACGTCGACGCGGATCTTCGTCGGCTTCTTCTCGTGAACCCAGCGCAGCGCGCGACCGACCGACACCGTCGTGTCCCTCTCGCGCCACGAGTCGAGCACCTCGACGACGAGGCGGCCCTCGGCGTCCGGCCCGGTACGTTCCGCCACGGCGTTCTCGTCGCCGTCCTCGCTGCCTGCGCAGTCCATCCCGAGGAGCGGCTCACCCTCCTTCGCCCAGGTCGCCGCGGCCGCCCTCGAGAGCCACGCTCCCGGGAAGAGCGCGCCCTCGGCGTTCTGGAGGTACTCACCGAGGCAGCGCGCGCGGTAGGTCTCGGAGGTCTCGCCCCAGTCCGCGACGCACTTGGCTTTCCAGGCGGCCTTCGCGTCGCGCTGCTCTTCGCTGCTCTCCGGATCGTTGATGAGATCGTCGACGGTGACGTGCGCCCGCACGACGCCATCGCCGCCCTTGGTGTCGCGCTCCCAGAACTTGCCGGCCTCGATCGAGGGCGTGCTGATCCAGAGGTCGAGCGTCTCCGGCGCGTCGAGCATTCCGGCGGTCGAGTCGAAAATGTCGTCCTCGACGGCCTTCGCTTCGTCGACGACGCGGAGGGCGGCCGTCTTCGAGTGGTGCCCCTCGAGGTTCGTCGGCTTGTCGCTCGCCGCCCCGACCGCGTACCACGTGTCCCGGATCTCCCAGGCCGTATCGAGCATCCGGCCGAGCCCGACCGCGCGGAGAAGGCTGCCGTTGTAGAGCTCGGCGATCTCCGGCCAGAGGAGGTTCGCCACGCTCGCCCAGCTCGGCGCCGTGGTGAGGCACCGGGCGCCCGGCCTGGTCGAGACGTACCAGAGCACGATGATCGCGGCCAGATACGTCTTCCCCGCGCCGTGGCAGGTTCGCGCGAGGACCTTCAGGTGACGCCGGCCCGCGTCGAGCTCGTCGCGGATCTCGTTCAGCGCCTTCCGCTGCCAGCCCTTGAGCTTCGCGCGGAGCACGGCCGTCGCGAAGAGGGCCGGATCGTCGTGGCAGGCCGCGAAGATCTCGGTCAGCTGCGCCTCGAGGGCGCGGCGCTTGTCGGCCTTGCTCACGGCTCCTCGCCCTCATCGCCCGGCAGGATCTCGACGGGCGGCAGTTCCTTCCGCGCGCCCCGCACCTGGTCGAGCGCGGCCGCGATGGCCGTCGACGCGTCGGGCAAGGCCCCGCCCTTCACGTCGAACCGCTCGCGGTACTTCTCCGGCTTTGCGCCCTTGAGCAGGAAGATCAGGAGCGTGTCGGAGTAGCGCTGCACCGATCCGACCGGCTTGCCGAGGTAGAACACCGGCTCTTTCCAGCCGTAGCGGGCGCGCCGCATCGCCTCGGCCTCGAGCAGCTCGGTCGCCTCCTCGAGAGCCGCGTCCCACTCCGCGGCGAACCCGCTATCGGATTCCCGGAGGCGGTAGACGCGCGCCTTGTTCACCTTGGCGGCGTTCGCGGCGTACGTCACACAGCCCATCGCGGAGAGGGCGGCGAGGAACGCGCGGCGCCACGGCTTTCGAGGCGCCAGCTTTTTCGGCGACGATTTGCGTCCGCGCGAAACCGTCATCTCCCGCCCCCGGGCTTGCGCGGGATCTCGGCCCGCGTCGTGACGCTCGCCCGGAACTCCCGCTGAACCTGCCGGGTGTGCACCTCGAGGCAGCGTCGACAGGTCGCGAGGTGGACGGTGCTCGTCGCGTCGTTCCACTTCGGCGATCCGCAGAGCACACGCCGGTGTGGGGCTTCGTCGAGTAGGTGCCTTGCGCTCATGCCGCCTTGCCCTTCCTCGGGTCGGCCCGGTAGTCCCGCCCGTCCATCTCGAGAACCCGGTCGCCGCACATCTCCCCGATGCGTCCCGCGACCCAATCCCCGAAGGTCTTCCCGACGTTCTCGAGCGGGAAGTTGCTGGTCCAGATCGTGGGGAGGTTCGCGTTGTACCGGCAGCGCACGAGGTCGATCACGAACTCGGCCCAGAAGTCCGTAGCCCTCACGTTCCGCATGAGGTCGTCGGCCACGAGGAAGGGCGCCTCGAAGAGCTCGGAGCCCGGCATCTCCTCGGCGTGGGTCGCTACCGCCGTGCGGCGCTGCCCTTCGAGCGCGACCAGCTCCACGAAGAGCCCGCCGAACCGGGCCCGGGCGTGACGCTTCAGGATCCCCACGGCGCTCCGGGTCTTTCCCCGGCCCGGCTTGCCGAAGATGAAGCGGGAGACCGGGATCTCCGCGCTCGGGAGCGTCGAGGGTGGAGCGTCGAGGTAGCGGAGCGGGATTCTCGCCGCCCTCCATCGCGTCTCGTCGGGGACGCACTTCGGGCACGGAATCTTCGTTCGGCCGTCAGGCAGGTACAGAACGCCGGTGTCTTTGCAGGTGCAGGGCTCGCGTTCGCTCAAAGGTCACCTTCCTTCGCGACTCGGGAGGGGTAGCGGG